GCGCTCCCAATCGACAGCCATGACAGCGAGGCCATAGGTTTCGCGGAACTCGGCAGCCAACCTGATCTCGCGGCGCATGTCGTCGGCGCAATGACTGTGCAGGAGCCAACGCAGCACAGTCTCGGCGGCATTCTTCTTGGGAGCGTCCATCACCTCGACCGGCTGGACCTGCAGGCGCGACTTGAAGAATGCGGACGTGAGCGAGATGACCCTCTCCCGAATGATGGACTCGGCCATCCTGACGGAAACGTCGCTGCTATTCTCCCAAGGAAAGACCTTCTTACCGTAGAAGGCTTGGTGCTTGCGGCCGTCGTCGCTCTGTCCGGCCCAGATACAATACCGGACGTTGAAGTTCTTGACCTTCCTCTGCTGATACTGCGAGCCGTCAGCGTCCGCCTGATCGATGTCGCCGATGATTTTTACGATGTCAGAGCGGTCTAGCTTCATGGGACGACGACGGTGGGCTTTCTAGGTGTGTAGTTGACCGCGCACTGCGGGTTTTTCTTGAGGAACCAAGACCGGAACGATTTGTCGGCCCAGCAGTCGCGGCCAAGGTGGTGCTGCCATGCGTAATAGGCGTCGGCTGGCACATCCATAATGTGCTGGCCTAAGCCGTCTACGGTGCAGTGCTCTAGCTGGTCGTTGAGCTGCTTGGCCTTTGTCGCCTCGATACCGGCCATCACTTGCTGCGCATGCCAGCCGGTTTTCAGCTCTTCTTTGACGAGCTGCGCCAGCTCGCCATCCATGTCGGCGACCAGCTCGCCGAATATTTGAGATGACATCCTAACGACTGCCGTCCGCCTTGCAGCGGACGACAGGGTGTTAAGACGCTTAGTAGGAAGCGAGGGGCAGCATGGAGAAGAAGATATGAACTTCTCCAGCGTCCAGCTCCGCGAGGTCATACGAGGCCATCGAAGCGAAGTTCGCATTGATGTCCGTCGCGCTGACGTAGGCCGCGGGGATGGTCGAGGGCTGCACTTTGGCCAGCACTTCGCTGCCGTTGACGTTCACTTCGGTGGAAGTGAGCCAGCGGTCGGTGTCACCGGAGTCTCCGATGATGAGCGCGTTGGTGTTGTACGCCGACGTTCCGGTCTTCTCGAACGGAGTCTTCAGATGGATCGCCACGCGGGTGACGATGCTCTTGGCGGGCACGGTGACGATCTTCACGTCTTGGGCGGTGTTGTCCGCGGAAGTCGTGAGGTCGCTGTGCGTGATGATGGCTTTGTGGGTGAACCCAGTCGCTGCCTTGGTCTCTGATGGCAATTCAAACAGTTCCATTTTCTTTTTTCTCCTTAGTTAGAATTAAGCAGTAGCGCTGAACTTGCCCATCGCCTTCGGCGACATGACCGCGAGCGAAACGATGGTGTCCACCAGTCCGCGAGGACCGCCGCCTTGGTCTTCCAACTCTTGGAAGCGGGGGCGACGACCATAACGAAGCATGATGTGATCGGGCGACATGACGTAGCCGCGAGCATACTTCTCGGCGTCGGTCGAAGCGTTGGCAGCCAAAAATAGGCTGGTAACGATTTCGACAGTCGAAAAATCTCCTTCGTAGAACGAGATATTCGAGACCAAGCGGTCGCTGTTAGCAGCCTGCGCGGTTTGACGCAAATTGAACACGTTCGATGTGCTGTTCACAGTGAAGCGTGTCATATTGGTCACCGCCTTTTTAAGGCTCGGCCCCGCCACAAGGACGAGTCGATCTTGGCTACCAGTCTGCTCATAGATGCTCTGCAAGACGTTCTGCAGGGCGCTTTCGGTGAGCGACGCGGTCGCGGTGGTGTTGATGCTGGCAGAAGGAGTCGCCTGCGAGGCAGGAACCGGAAGGTCGGTTTGAGAACCGGACGTTGCGATCCACTTGCCCAAGCCGCGAGTTTTATAGGCCACGCTGCCGGAGCCTTCAACGGATTCGTTGTCGCTGGAGATCGTTCCTTCGACGTCCCTTTTTAATTCCGTAAGAGCCTTTGCTGTCGCCCTTGCAAATTCGCGGCGACGGCCGATAGCGGCGACATCAGCGAGGTTCGCTTGGAAGTCCGAAGTGCGGATGGTTCTGCGCAGCTTCTGCGCGCGAGCGCTGAGAAGAACGCGGTTAGCCGTCGCATCTGAGAACTCGGAAACGTCGGCGGAATCAACAACGCCATCGGTGTTGACGGCATTGTAGCTGTCGGCCAAGTAAGAATAAACGGCCGGATTGGTGATATCGGCACCGGTTTTGGCGATGCTCGAAGAGATGGGCGTGTTTTTCGCATCGACAACGGTCAACACATCGAGGAGATCCTCGCGGTTACCAGTCGCCGGAAAAAGCGTGCCTGCGGGAGCTGACATGATTTTTTAGGTCTTTCTAATTGATTGGTTTTTATCCGAAAAGCGCCTCGCTCATATAATCGGCAACGTCATCAAGACGACCCGAAGCGAGTGCTCTGTCTCGCGTCACTTTGGACGCGCCTCTGGTAGAAGTTTTCGGTGCGCTAATCGGATTCGCTGGGGTAGGTGTCTTTGCGATCTTATTAGACGAGACTTTCTTCGACGCGGCGGCTTTAGCGTTGGACGCTGCCTGCTTGGCCATGAGCTGCGACTCTCCGTAGAGCGCCAAGCCGACCCAGTATTCAACTTGCGGGAGCTTCAGTAGCTCCGGCGCTTGTTTTACGGTCGCTTGGAACGCTTGGTTGAGCGCGCTGCCTTTTGTGAAGAGGTCGGGGAACAGGTTCTTGGCCGCTTCGACTGCTGGCTGCCTTTGGGCAAGCCATTCGCGTCGAGCGGGAGCATGCACCGTCAAAACGTCGTCTGCGCGAATCAGGTAATTTTTTACCTCATCGGCGTCAACGTAGACCTCGGTGCCGTCCGGCCGTTTGACCGTGGCGCCGTCTGTGTTGCGCAAAGCCCACCGGCGAACTTCCTGAGCGCTCTTGATTTTCGCATCAAGCGCTTCGGCGGTATCGACATCGGCGAGCGGGTTCTCCGCGCTAGGCTGCAGGATCGGGCGCGAAGCCTCATTGACCTGCGATTCCAGCTCGGCGAGGCGCTTTTGGGCTTCCTCGTATTGCGATTTGACGGTGGCGGCTTCTTCGGCTGCGGCCTTCTTTTGCGCCGTCAGTTTATTTATGCGCTTCTGGACGTTGTCCGGTGATGGCGCTTCGCCTTCCTCGTCTTCGCTGTCCTCGGAATCTTCCGAGTCGCCAGACTCTTCTGTGCTGTCCTCTTCGGAGGTTTCCTCGGTGTTCTCCTCGGTCTCCTCTTCGTTTGTCTCGTCTTGTAAAAGATCTTCGGCGTCATCCGCCGACTTCACTTCTTCCAGTTTCTGCTCCGGCATGCCGCCAGACAGCTCCTGTATAGCTAGTGAAACTACATCTATCCCTGCGTCATCAGACGCCACTTTCCCTTCCGCCATGGTCTAAACCTCCCAAGATGGTGCCAGAGCGTTCGTCGCTCAGTCCGATCAACACCTGTGCGCCATGAGGGCGCGACTCCACGTTGATATATCTAGTATTGGACAAATGCGGACAAATGTCCAGTGGTATTTTAAGTAGAGCTTAGAGCCAGACGATGGAATGTATCGTTATGCGATACATCGCTTATGTCGGCGTGCGACATTTGAATAGAATCGCACACACTTCTGCACAAGTGATGACAGTTTGTGTCACCTTTTGTGCAGTGTTTTTGATACAAAACGTGTGCATTTTTTCTTTCATAGGGTGCGTCCGCTTCACGCTACGCTAAGGCTGTGTAGTGTTGCGGGATGCTTACATTGACCGCTAAAACCCAAGGCACGCTTGTGCTACGGCGCAAAAGCTACTCCACGCGATGCGACTCCGCGCGGCGCGCTTCGAGCGCGTCCCACAGCTCCTGCAGCGCGCAGAGCTGACCGGCCGCGTGCGCGAGGTATCCGCCCTCCTTCGAGGTCGCCATCGTGCTGCACAGCGTGACGGCGTCGGCGATACGGTCCTGCAGCTCCGTCATCACAGCCAAGTAGGCATTGGGCGCCTGCTCGCGGCTGAAAGCGAGAGCGCCTTTGGGGTCGTAGTTGTCGGACACGGCATAGCGGTCCACCGGTATGGTTTTGGTTTTTGTGAACATAAATAGGAGGTTTTGTATGCTATTTGTGAATGGCGAATGCCGTAAGTCGTCAGATGTGGCGCATTATCACGGTTTAGGTGCCTTAATTCGTCATTACTGACGCTTTAGATCCAGAATGGATACATGACGCAATTGGCGGCGACGACGTGCGGGCCGCACTCGCGGCAGATAGGGCCGAGCTGTTCGTCCACGCCATGGATGTCCTCGATACGAAGCTGCTTAGAACACACGCCACAACGCGGCGGCTGCTTGCTGCGTCCGCGCCATGGCCTCGCGCGCGGGGGCGGGGGAACTATGCCAGTGGGGGCCACTAGTAGCTTCCTCCTCCGCGGGACATGAGCGTCTCGCCGTCCACGTTTCCGGCGCCGGAGAGCGCGATGAATTTCACGCAGTCAACAGGGTCTTTTGTCGCTCCCTTCTTTCCGTCCGCTCCGG